ATGCGTGATCACGATGAACCGTTTGAATCCAATATGTCTCTAAATACCAAGGAATCGTCTCAAGGATTTCCCATCCTTCTGTAAGTGACGGTTGCCAGTTAACATCATTCAATGGACTGTATTCATATTTCATCGCATGAGTCTCTTTACATTGTAGAAGAAAGATATTTCCACTTGCCCTACAGTCTGTAGGAATATGCGTAAGTGTTCTCGCAGCTGTACTTGATCGAAAGAGAAACTCCGCATATTCACACACTGGTAGTTCAGTAACTTCAAGCTGAAGTTGCATCTGATACCAATAGTTTGGTGGAAGTGCTACGCCAACTTCACGAGAGGATGGACACTTAATCTCTACTAGGTGCCCCAGTAGATGATTATTTCGCCGGCGACGCACCTTTGTAATCAGGCCATCGGGTGATGCGGCCAATGACTCAATCGTTGGATGACGCAGGCGTCCCATTTCCCGAATCTCCACATCCCACAGATGTTCAAGAAACTGTTTTGCGACCGGCTCAAATCGGATTCCCCAGTCAAGTGGATTCATCTCCATTGTCATACATGACTTCCTTGGCGAGGGACCAGTTCCATCTTTTGGCACGACCTTTGAGAGTACAAGTGATCCACGGGCACGAGGAGACGCAAAGAGCTGATACAACTCACTCGCACTTAGAATACTCATCATTTCCTTATACCATTCATCCGTTCGCTGAGCAGACTGTGGTCTATTAATAAGAACCTCTATCTGTTTGAGTATATTTGTAGTCGCGACCTTAACAAGTGCATTTGAAAGACACGAATATCCAATCTGAAAACAATCCATGACTTCATGAAGCTTTTTCAACTCATCATCCGACGATTCATTTTCTTTCAAAATCGAAAAGAGTTCACTTTCAACGGTTGTCCACCACGTCTCGCTCAACTGTGGATGTAATGGAGGAGGTTGAACCTCTTCGATTGCATTCAGAAATGTTCCGGTAGATCCAAACATTGAGGTATATTGTTCCATTGCTTGGAAGACTAGGCGCTTACAATTTATAGGTGGATCACGCTTAAACCGCTGCGCCCTGGTCAGCCACCGCAGGTACAGTTTCTGGAGTTGGTGTAGCTGCCTTCTTACGAAATGTCACCGCATTTCGCTTTTCAAGAACTTGAAATAGCACCTTTCCATCGGCACCGCGATGCATAACAAGTCCCTTAATCTCCTTGATTTTCTGTTCCTCTTGATCATAAATCACCGCATTTTTACTGTTTAGTAACTTCTTTTCATTTGCTTTCATAATCTGTGATTCAAGAGATGCCTTCTCGGGTGGTGTAAGAGTTAACCGAAGTGCCTCTTCATCAATAAAGCGACGAAGGCGATTTAGACGAAGTCCTCGCTCCAAACGATGCCACGGGCGCTTATAGGCATCACCCGCTTCCTGATTTAAAAAATTTACAAACACATTTGTACTCGCATGAAGATTTGCGGCAAAGTTTGATCCACTTAGATCAGTTGCGCCACTGCGCTTCTGAGTTTTGGAACGATTTGAATTCATCTATATATATACTGTATCTAGGCCTTAGACCTAGTTTGAATTAGTTTAAGCGGTTCTAGAAAAAGATCGTCAATACAATCATTCCATTGGTGGATGCTCGTTTCCGTTTCATTCAGACCAGGAAGAAGGAGAAAAAAGGTGCGCCAGCATTCTTCCGTGCCTTTTTGCTGTTCTCGTGTAACTTGTTCGAAACTATAGAAATCCCGTAGCCTTGTTTTCTCAGAATCAATCTCTGCAAAGAAATAACCCGATTCTTTCCATGACCGTTTCAGAAAAAATCCATTTTCAGATAACCACGCAACTGGATCATCCGTTTCGCAAATCTGTTTTCCCCTATTTTCAAGAAAAAGCGCGATCGGTTGAAGCGACCAGTTTATGAGACTTGGTAAAATAGGTTTCGTATAAAAGGGTACAACAAACATCTAGATAGCATAGAAGGAACTCGTTTAAGATGGAAGTCTTTCCGATTCAAAAACGTATGGTTGCTGTACCTTTACCACAAATGAGTCTACGAAGTCGACGTGAAGTGAGCACATATGACCAGATTAACAGTCTTCATGTGGAACAGTGGCAAACAGATGGGCCCTATCTACTAAATGATCGTCCTGATATTTCAGGAACTCGCTATTTTATGGACATGAATCCAATCAACTCGCGTACGGTTGATCGTAACTATCTACAAAATCAGAAGTTTATCGCAGGAAATGGATCCTCAGATCAACTGAATGATAATCCATATTTCGATAAGTTTGATGCACCAAGTGATCCACTTAATGTAGCTCGAGAACTTCGCGCAACTGTGTATGAAGACAAAGTTGACCGAGGTGTTCTGGAATCAAAACATTTATTAAATCGTACCTATACGACACGATATTTACCGGCAGACTATGCGGAAAAGAAGAATCTTGATACTCTCAGAGCCTACGAAGATCTCCGACCCCGTATGAACAATATGCAAAAGACATATCGCTAGTCAAAGCGAAGCTCAATCTCAACAACGTGCTTCTGCATTTGCTTTGCCGCCGGCTGTTCCTTTTCAATCGCACGACGACGAGTTGAACGGGCACTTGAACTTGTGCTGACAGACTGTGTGCTAAGTAGAGACATTACAGTATTTGTGCTTTCGGTGGATGCCTGAGAAGTCTCCGTGCTATTACGTGCCTTCAGCTGCTCCTTCATTGCCTTGTTCATGTCAGCTTCAATCGTGGGCGCATGGATGCTCAAGTGGGTAAGAACACCTTTTTCAATTGCCCAACGAAAAAAGTTCAGCTTTCCTACCGTTGTGAGAAAAGCTTCCTCACCAGGCACCTGGAACAAAATCCGTTCCCGACGACAAAACGGATCGAAGAGTTTCTTTGAATATGCCTTGAGTTGTGACTTATAGTTGACATAAACGAGAAACTCTTGACCATCAAGAATATAGACCGTGTTGTGACGCTTGGAATAGTTTGTCACAAACCAGTCTACTAGACGAAGGCTAAGATCAGAGGTTCCCTTCAAAATAGGAAGAATCTCCTTGATATCCGTCCTCCCTGTATAGAACTTTTGAAGACTATTTACGATGAGTTCCTGCTTACAGTGAATCTTCTTCTTGCGTGTGTGAGATTACGACTCAGCCTTCGGTTGGGTTAGTTCAATCGGTGGAAGGGCCGAGAGTGTTTCCATTTTCTGCTGCTATGCTCGCGTTCTTCCGTCTTAAGCCGCCCTTTTTTACTGGAGCTTCCAAGTAGGAAGGGATGGAAGGGGCACACCAAAGTCCAACGTTACTACCACAGCCCCAAGTGGGCGCTGCGATTGAAGCTATGCGTGGAGGTGGCGACATTGCTGGGGGCGCTACACATAGTTTATTACCGCAACCATCACATGATGCACCCATTGCGAGTTATAGTGGTGGTGGAACTGCGGCGGCGCCAGCAACAGAAAGATATCCAGTCCTTTCACTCGAGAAATGGTCACGTGTTAATGTTACTGCGGATATGAAAGAAAAAGAGATACTTGGAGTTGATAAATTTAGAGCTTATAAAACAATACGCGAACTTATTTGGGCAGGAAATCTACCAAAGACTGCGGATGAATCAGACAAGATTAAACTCGTACACACGCTTCCTGAAAAGAGTAAAGTTAAAATATTCCATTTTTATGATTTAAATAATCTTATGCAGCATATCCGAGTGATTCAGCGAGATAGTGCAGATCCTAAAAGTAAATATATTTATATTCTCTTTTCAAAAATTACAAATCTAGCTGTATTTTCGCTCGCATTAAAAAAATATATTGAACTCTTTTCAACATTAACTCGTGAAGTCTATTTTCTATATACACGAAACTCGCGAATCAATCAGATTAACTGGGACTCATTAGGTCGTGAAACTGCTGTAAGTAAAGAGTTTCTTTATTTAGAACCTACTTATGTTGTATTACCCTATACGGAAAAGGGTGTTAAAAAGTTTTTTGTTCTAGGCGATAAAAATAAATTTCCAGAACCACCTGTTGATCCAGATAAAAAGAATCTGATTGGTCTATCACCTCGTATAACAGATACAGAAACATTTTCATTTTCTATAAAACCAGATGGTACATTTACGCAAAAATATCTAACCATTCTTGGGGCTGGAAATATCTATCATGTTGAACCACCCTCAGGCGTTCCACCCGAAAAGGAGTTTTTGCGAGATAAGTTTATAACGATTACGTATACTGAAGATGAACCTCCTGAAAAGCTAGAAGAAGAGGAGGAAGAAGAGGAAGAGAAAAAGGAGGAGAAAGAGGAGAAAGAAGAAAAGAAGGAAGAAAAGAAAGAGAAGCCACTTCCTCCGTATATTCTAAAAGTATCAGATGATATACCTGTTTCACTGGGTATGCAAACATTCAAACTTCGAAAACCCACAACAGAAATCCAGAAAGAATGGATGTCAAGTAAGTTTACAGAAGCTGAAACAGATTTTTTCGCACACCTTGGACTCACATCTGAGTTTATCAGTGATCCAAATCCAAGAAAAGTAAAACTAGTCGAAGGTCGAGGCAAGTTTTTACTTTATTTTACAGTACACAAATGTTTGGACAATCCCAACGTCATGTTTAAATATGAATGTGAGTTTATTCATAACTATATTAATGAGCTGTATGAAATCCTTCATATTGATAAAATCAGGCGATTTACAAAACAGTTTACCGATATTACTCAGGCCGCTGTAGAAGTAAAAAAGACTATTCAAGCTGATATGGATCAATCAGTTGATATGAACTATTATAGAAGTCAACTGACAACATGGAAAAAGAAGATTACTCAACAAGATATCGCATATTTAATAGATCTTATTTTACCTATTTATGATATTAATCCTGCTAGCAATCCTGCTGCCATACCTACAAATACGTCTGGCCAAGGACTGGTTGGTATGTTGAGTCGACTAATAGGCACAGCATCGCCACCCCCTCCGCCTGTAGCACCTGGCCTTCGTGGAGTAGCTCGTAGTTAAACTTAGACAAATCGAATCTTTGATGCTTGACGTGTAACAATATCCATTGAAAAAAGAACGAAAAGTCCTGACATCACAAATAATAGGATTTCAGTCTGTGTATTCTCGCCCCGTCGTGATTCTAAATCATCAAGTCGAGAAAATAAAAGATCAAGTTTCTTAGAGATTGCTTGTGTATCTTCACCAGTAGCACGTGTTCCCTTAGGATACTGACCACCAGGGGGCGGTAGCTCATCAAAAAAAGAGGTACGAGCACCTGAAGGTGTTAGCGGCTTCCAATAATCACTTACTGAAGGTGTCGGAGCCAGGCTCCCTGCCTTAGATACCCCTGCCGCTCTCTGAAAGGCTGATGTGAAATCTGGATAGAGGCGATAGGATGAATCTTCACCAATCACATTTGTAAAGGGTGCTGAACTATTCTGAAATCCTTCGGCGCCTTCGGCACCTACGGCAGTTCCGAAGTATTTCGGAGTCGTCAGTTTTTTCTCCACTTTCTCAACATCAGGCATGGTATTTCGTGCAATCTGCCCCGCATCGTCAGGTTGGCGTTGACTCGTAAGATCATATGGCACATCAACAAATGGCTCCTTCTGAGGAGCATCGACAGGCGCATGTTCCCGGAGTCCTGTGCTGACATTAAGGGGCGGAACATCAGGGGTTCGCTGAACTGCCGGACGATCTGGATCTAAATCTAAAAATGTCAGCGGCGGCCCCCTGCACTTCTTCGCCTTTTTGCGCTCCTCTTTGCGGGCAGCATCGCTGCCTTTTTGGTCCTTACAGCCTGTACTGGAAGGGCCTATTTGTGGAAAGGCATCTTCATAGGAACAGTAGTCCATACGAGCCACTCTCTGTGCTTCACAAAGAAAAGTGTTTAGGAAATAGGAATGACCAAGTTTGATTTGCAATATCATATATTTGATTTTGCCCAAAAAATAAGACCTACGATTGTATTTATCCTTTATTTATTTACTATCATCATTATTGTATTTAAAGACACTATCCCCGAATCAATCCACCATCAGGCGGATTCTTTTCTAGGGCGACTCTTCGCAGTCCTCCTTATTATCGTAGTGGTTCGCGAGTTTGGATGGATTCTTGGCCTTTTCACAGCACTTGCTGTCGCATTATTGATTGGTTCACGAATGAGCATAAGTGAGGGATTTGATGATTTAACAACATTTGATATCAAGGGAAAGAAATGGTTTGTTGAACGAGCCTTAAATGAAAATCCTACACGAATCCAGGAAGACCGTATAAATACATCGGCGGTTCAAGATAATAATAGAGGTGGTCAGTCAAGCAATGGAGGTGTGCAAAACTCGAGTCTCGGATAAATGAATTGCTTTTGTAGATGGAGAGTTGGGACGATATACTCACTCCAGGCGGGACAGTTGATCTAACTGCGCGTCTCGTTGTAATCATTTCATTTTACATATGGAACTTATTTGAAGGTTCACTCTTCCACACACCCTATCCGGCAGAATGGATCTATCTTTATAAGTTTCCGTACTGGAGACTTTTTCTTGTGATTACATTACTTGCCGCCTGTGTATGGTGCCCCCGAGTCGGTATTATGGCTGCCCTCGCACTCTTTTTTTATTTAGGTGATTTATCACGATTAACCACTCCGTGGATAGTTGAGAAACCTAAAACTACTTCTGAGTAGATGAGTGCCGTTGCTCCAGTTGCTGCTGCTGCGACAGCCGCATTAAGTGTAATCAATCCGATAGAAGCTTTTTTTAATTTCCTCAATACAAATCCATACTTTATTGGACTTATGATGATCATATTGAATTTAGGTGGCCGTTTCCTTGGAATGGAAATCTCTAAAGGTCAAGAAAAGTTCTTTTCACAAGTCTGGGTTCGACGCGCAATTGTATTTACGGTCATCTTTATTGCGACAAGAAATGTGATCGCAGCAATCTTTATGACGATTATTATACTAATGCTAATGTCTTTCTTATTTAATGAAACAAGTTCATTATATCTTGGAGGAAAGAACGATGTACCTGCGGATGGAACTCCCCAACCTGGGCTTACACCCGAAGAAACGGATATTCTTCGCCGTCTCATGGAAAAACAAGCTCGACTTGCCGCGTCAGGACAATCTGAAAAGAAAGAAGGCGATACAGATGACCCCCCCTTTACATCTGAACAAGTCTATATGCAAAATATGTCAGTTCTACAAACAGTTCGGTAGAGTTTCATTATAACACGTAAAACGTGTGTAGATGAAAAATCAAACATTTATAGCGATCTCGTTGCCAAGGATCGGCGTATTACGCTTCTTACGCCGTCCACCACCGGCCGTACGGACTGATTCTCCCTGGCTACGGATTTCCTCCGACTGTACACTCTGTATATCAGATGCGAGTGTTGGGCCACCTCCCATCATACCCCCTCCCATCATGGACATATTCGGTAGAACTGTCTCAATGACTTCTTCCGCCATACGTACTTCCGCGAATGTCTTAAGGATATCATCAACTCCAGTGGGACCGCGCATTTCACGACGCGCAGTCGCACGTCGGGGCTCAACCGATGCAACCGGCTGCGGTACATTCGGTACACGGCTTGAGTTATTAAAAACCGGCCCCGCCTGCGGCATTTGCTGCGGCGGCTGCGGGAACTGCTGTTGCTGAGGGAACTGCTGCATCGGCTGCGGCATCGATTGCGGCATTCCCTGCTGCGGCTGAACACCCATCGCCATGCCCATAAAGTTTCCAAAACCCGGACCCGCCTGCGAAGCCGCCGCCGCGGCCATCTGACGGGCAAGTTCAGGATTCTTACGCAGAACTTCATCCATTGTAGGCATCTTCTGACGGAAAAAGCTGTTGCTCATATGGCACATAAATCCAGAACCAGCAAGGGCCATGATTAGACGAACCTCGGGAGCAACCTTTCCGCGATCCTTGTACTTATCATAGAGTTCCTCAAAGATTTCATCAAAATCCTCAACATTCTCGTGTACAGATTCTGACCAGCCCTCGAGTTTCAGATCAAACGGATCAAACTTGTTATTCATCCATTCCATTCCTGTGACAACACCCATGAGCATTTGGCGCTGGAAACGTAGACTTGTCTCCAGATTCCTCGCATCAACAAGACGCAGATACTCTTGCTTGATTTCCTCAAGACTGTTATCCATTGTGTAGTGACGCGTAACAGGAAATCCCTTTGCCTCAAGACGCTGAAGCTTATTGATGAGCTCAACCTTCTCCTTCTTCTCAGCCTCAGGATCACGGCTTGCGGGTAGTGAAAAGACCGGTCCCGTTGCCGTCTGCTGATTCGAAAAGAGATTCGCCCCAACATCGCCGCCCGATTCCTTACGAATCTCAATATTGACAGGCGCTGATGGAAAGTCTGATCCAATATTCATCGGTTCAAGAGGAGCAATATCAATCTCCTGAAGTCCGATGGAGTTTGTATTAATACTGATAGAAGGCGGTTCGGGCGGGCGTGAAGAAACATTTACCGACTGACCGGAAGAGGATGATCCCATTGTCTTGCTCGGATTTGCGAGTAGACTCATTCCTAAATCGTCGCCCATATCATTCAGATTAATTACATTTCCGAGTTCGCTGCTTAGACCGAGATCGGGTCCTCCCATTTTACGGGACACTTCTTCCATTTCGTAAATGGTTGCCATCCTTCTTCGCTTTTCTCAGGAGTTTTTAAGCATGCTTTCCCGCATCCAAACACATACAGAAAGCATCGGCCAAGTCGGATCGCTTCTTGTGTGTTTTAAAAAAGGCTAGCCAATGCGCACTATTTACAACCGTAGAGAGTTTTGCCTCTGTCCTTTCTTCAGATCCCTTCTTTCTCGCGGCATATCCAGTATCTCCAACCGCTGCACCCTTGACCTTCATTCCAGCATGAACTAACTTGAAGGGCGGTACAGGCACTTCTAAAATCATTCGATCGCGCAATGTCGCATATAGTAACATCTGAACCGTTTTCATAACCGGGTTTTTCAAAACCGGTTGATTTTCAAGGCGAACTTCAGAAATCTGTGGAAAAAAAGGAACAAGTGTATCTACAAATCGCCGAAGTGAGTCGTGAAGTTTTGCCATATCCATAGCCGCGGCATGAGGAACCTTTATCTTTACGACCGGCACCGATGAAAAGGCCTGAACTGCCGTATACATCGCATCTTTTGTCTTTGGCATTGGACGAATACCCTTTACAGAAAGAGCAGCACGGAGTTCAGGTGCGGAGGGAACCTTCGTAAAAATCACTCCACTCGCATCCTTAAGAAGAGGAGCCGTTACTGGAATGTGCCGTTGACACGAGAGTCCATGTACAGATGTAAACTTTGCCTTCGCTGCGCAATGGCCGCAGGTAGCGGCTTTTGGACCGGCACTCTCCGCCTCGCGATCCTCTAGAAGATTATAGTTACCCCATCCAACAATGGATATTGTCTCGCCTGATAGACTTGTAATACACCAGGCCAGATTCTTAATACCAATGTCAAAACATAATACTCCCTTTTGTACAGTGGTCATCTACTCTTTCATTTACGAGTACCTTAGACCATGCCTACGCAGCGCGCAAGTATGTCCCTCCTCGATTCACATTGCCGATACCCTGTGTTCCAAGATTGGAATAGGCACGACCACGCAGCGAGTTCCGTCCACCTTCGGAAGTCCGTGTAATCGGAGGCAATGGTTGCCTACCCTCGGTTTTCTGATACGCAAAGGTTCCAAATAGTTCAGGAACCGGTTCTTGCCGTTCTTGTCCAAAACCAGAAGGGAGATGCGTAAGTTGAGTGGCACATCCAGCAGGATTACACTGAACAACGCTCTGCGGAGGGGGTACAACCGTAGAATCAAACTGCTGAAGAGCACCCGCCTGTTTAGCTTGACGAGTACGAGAAATCTCAAGAATCGATTCGGCATTACGTTGCATCCATTGGTGAACGGCGAACTGTTGGCCCGCTGGGATATTCTCAGAACAATGAGTTCTATAGTCCGTCACAAGGCGACCATCCTCCAT